TGGGACGCCGCCAATAGCTTTGCGGTGGCCACCGATGGTGCGGGCGCCAACAAGCGCCTCGGGAAAGTGCTCGTCGCGGCGGCGGACGCCGATGCGCTGGTCCGGATTTTGCTCATCCCCTAAGCGAGCATGTGATCGTGGATTTGCTCAACCAAGGCTCTGCCTGGCTGCAAAGCCAGCGGAAGAAACACGCAACGCGCGAGGTCACCTATCGGCGTGGAGCGGCGGCGACGGTCGTGCTGGCGACCGTCGGCCGCACCACGTTCGAGCAAGACAATGGGGCAGGCATCCTCCTCCACGCGCAAGTGCGGGATTACCTGATCGACACGGCGGACCTGGTGTTGGTGGGAGAAGCATCACTACCGGCCAACGGTGATCGGATCGAAGAGATCGACGCCGGCCAAACGTTCATTTACGAAGTGCTTCCGCTCGGTGGTGAGCCCTGTTGGCGTTACAGCGATCCGTATCGACAGACCTTGCGGATTCATACCAAGTTGGTGGAAACGGAAGAGGTGTAAGTGGCCACGATCCTGCAGATTGCCGACGCGGTCGTCGCGGAGCTCAACAGCGCTACCTTCAGCCAGTCGTTGACCGCCGAACGGCACTACGTTCCCGCTTTCAAATTGCCCGATATGTATACGTTGCATGTCACCGTGGTTCCTAAAAGCATCGCCAGCAGCGCGCTCGATCGCCAGCGCAACACGTTTCTGTACGAGATCGATCTGGCCGTTCAACAACGGACCGACCAATCACCGGCGATGCTCGACGCGCTAATGACGCTCGTGGAAGAGATCGCGGATCACTTCCGCGTGGGACCGTTGGCGAGTTTTCCGGGGGCGCGGTGCGTCGAGGTGAAGAACGCGCCCGTATTCGCGCCGGAGCATCTCAATGAACTCCGGCAATTCACTAGTTTATTGACCCTCACCTTTCGTGTGGTGCGCTAAGAAGGAGACGCGAATGAAGTGGCTGTTGTCCGTGGCGGTCTTGTTATGCACCTGTGGAGTGGCATATGCGCAAACCCTAGAGCCCCCCGATCCGCGCCTAGCAGCGGATCTGCCGCGCGAGTTGCGTGAGTGGTTTCGCAACGAGGATGGAAGCTGCGTCCAGTGCAGCCTCGGCATGTGTGGCGTGGATCAAAACGTCCCCGCCGCCGCGACCTTGCTCTGGGACACCGAGTACGGTCCACGCGAGCGAGGGGGCTCCGGTCCCTCACGGGTCGCGGCGTACAGTCAGCGTCGCGGCATACGTATATATAACGTCACCGGGCGCAACACTTGGGACTGGATGCAGTGGGCCGCTGCCTCCGGTCGGGGGGCCGCCATCGGCGCCGGAACCGCCCACTTTCAAACCTTGATGGGCTACGACCAGCGGACTGGAACCTGGTTCGTCTGCAACAACAATAGCCCCCAGCGCATCGACGCCTACGACGAAGCTGCTTTTCGTCGTCTGCATCTGGCGAGCGGCCAGTGGGTCGTGATCTTGGATTACCCGCCGCATCCGGAGCGGCCGCACTACGTGCAGTGGTGGTAACGGACGGTTTCTATTCTTTTTAATCGCGGAGGACGTTCACTGATGGGACGCATGTTTTTAGTGTTGGTGTTCAGTTGCCTGGGCGCGCTAGCGCAGGGGCAGGAAGAAGTGGATCAAGCGGAAGTGCTGCGGATGGGCGACCTGGTGCAGCACATCGATGGTATTCGCAGCGATGGCGCGGATCATTTTGTGGCCGCGATGGCTCCACCGGCCAGTGATGCCGACAAGTGGCACATTAGCGTGCTCAGTATGCAAGGGTGTCCGGCCTGTCAAGCGCTCAAGAACCAGTGGACGACGAACGCCTGGCTGCTCGCGCTCGCCAACCCCGACGACCCGAAGCAATCGTGGGCACACTACAACATCTATTTGCGCGAAGATCGAAGCCAGGCCTTTCGCTTCGAGAACCTCCGCATTACAGCCTATCCCACGATCGTCGTGCAACCACCACGGAGTGGTCGCTATGGCGATGCGCGCACGGTGGTGTTTCAAGCCGCCTATGGGGGCGATCCCGAGCGGCTGGCGCGCGACATCACCGGGGCCATTCGCCGGTACGTGGAGAAGTTCGCCCAAACGCAGCCGGCGCCGCAAGCGCCGTATCGATCGACCGCGGGACCGATCGGCATCCATCCGCCGTGGCAACCCGCGCCTCCAGTCGATCCGCCTACGCCGGCAGTCACGCCGGTTTTTCCCGACGGCCGGCCGTTGGTCCCGCCGAGTCCGCCGACGCCAGATCCGACGGAAACGCCAGCGACCGGCCAGTGGGGCACCGTGGGCACAGTAGCCGCGACGTCACTCCTCACCCTGTTGTTGACCATCGGGATTCCTTGGGCGCTAAGAACCTTTCGCCAACATCGGATCAACAGCGGACAACCGACGTTTCTCTCGGACGAACAGTTCCATGCGCTGCTGACGGCGTTGAGCGCGGCCGCGACCGTCCAGACCGTGAGGAGGGCCCAGACGGTCCACTCCGACGCGCCTGGCGGGGCATCAAGTTCATGATCACCAGTTGGTGGCAACTCGCGGCCTGGACGCCGCGACTGCTCTTGGCGCTGCTGGTATTGCTGGCGGCGCTGGTGATTGCGGCCCTGGTGCGGATGGTGTGGGAGGTGTTTCGCCCATGATCGGCGTCAGTGTCCAGACCAAGGACGAAACCAAACGCGTTCAGGCGAAATCCCAACAGGGAAACTTTAAGAGCCTGGGACACGCGGGCGCGACCATTCGCCTGGTCGCCCGACGTAGCATTCGCCGCCGCAAGAAGGCAAGTCCGGCCGGGCAACCGCCCAGCACGCGCAAAGGGCAACTACGGGGCGCGATCATCTACGACGTGGAGCGCTCCAAAAGCGTGGTCGTGATCGGGCCCGATCATGCCAAGGTCGGTAAGTCGGCCAGCGCCCACGAGCATGGTGGCCGGTACAAGCGCGAGCGTTATCCTCAGCGTCCTTTCATGGGGCCCGCGTTGGAACAAGTCCGCGATCGACTGCCGCAGCTGTGGGCGAATTCCGTCCAAGCCTAAACCCAGGAGAATCCTTCCATGAGCACCCGTTTGGGCATGGACGCGAAACTGTACCGCAACACCGGCACGTATGTCGCGCCTGTGTGGGCGGAAGTCACCAATGTCAAAGACCTCACGTTGAATCTCGAAAAGGGAGAGGCTGACGTCACCACCCGCGCCAATGGCGGTTGGCGGGCGACCGTGGGGACACTTAAAGACGCCAGCATCGACTTTCAAATGGTCTGGGATACGGCAGACGCCGGGTTTGCCGCGATGCAAGCGGCTTTCTTCGGCAATACGCCGATCGAGTTCGCGGTCATGGATGGCGACATGACCGATCCCGAGTCGGAAGGACTGCGAGCCACGTTTGACATCTTTAACTTCACCCGCAACGAAGCGCTCGAAGAGGCGATCATGGTCGACGTGACCGTCAAGCCGACCTATGCGGACAATCCGCCCGAGTGGATCAACGGCCAAGGCAGCTCCAGTTCCTCGGCCTGATAGGAGAACGGTCACCGCATGAAAACTTTCACCGACAACGCCGGCCGGACCTGGACCGTGGCGATCAACGTCGATGCGATCAAGCGCGTCAAGTCGCTGCTCAGCATCAACCTGCTTGAAGCGGTCGAAGGGAAGCTGATCGAGCAACTGGTTTCCGATCCGGTCATGCTCTGCGACGTCCTGTACGTGCTGTGCCAGCCGGAAGCGGACGCCAAGAGCGTCAGCGACGAAGATTTTGGCCGCGCGATGGCGGGGGACGCCATCGATCACGGCACGACTTGCCTGTTGGAGGAACTCGTCGATTTTTTCCCGCTGGCGAAGCGTCAAGTGCTGGCCAAGGCGCTCGCCAAGCTGAAGGCCTTTCAGACGAAGGCGGTCGAGACGGCCAGCAAACGCTTGGACGACCCGCAACTCGACCGGCAGCTGGAAGAACTGCTGAATCAGAGAGAGCCGAACTTCTACCAGCGGATCAGAGAGCTACAGGAGAACGGGGCGACGGGAGAGGAGGTCGAGGCGGCATTCGAGGCCGAACGACAACGCATTCGACAGCGGATCAGGGAGGGCGAGTTACCGGCGCTGACGCCTGGCGACTCGTCTGGCAACTCGCCGGCCTCGTCGGCATCGAGCCCGGCCCGCTGACGCTGCGGGAACTGGTCTGGATGGCCGACGCCCGCAGGCGCGACGCGTGGCAGCACACGTCGGCGCTGCTCGCCATGCTCGCCAATATCCATCGCAACCCCAAGAAAAAGCCCCAGCCGTTCACGCCCGCAGACTTCAACCCGCTGGCCGACGAGCGGAAAAAGCCTGTAACAGCCAAGACCGGAGTGCGGACCTTGAAAACCATTTTCGTGGATCGCAGGTGAGTCATGGCGACAGGACAATCCATCCGCGCCGGCGCGGCCTACATCGAGCTCTCGACGCGCGACAGCAAGCTCATCAAAGGGCTGCGCCGCGCGTCGCAGCGATTGAAGGCGTTCGGGGCCAGCGTGCGGGCGATGGGGCTGAAGTTCGTGGCGCTGGGCGGGGCCGTGCTCGCGCCGCTGATCGGCATGGTCCGGCACTTCGCCGACGTGGGAGACAAGCTCAACAAGATGTCGATCCGCACCGGCGTGTCCGCCGAGGCGCTTTCCGAGATGGGGTTCGCGGCCGAACAGTCAGGGGCTGATCTGGAAACGTTGGAAGCGGGGCTGCGGCGGATGCAGGCGTCGGTGCTCGATGCGGCCACCGGCTCCAAGACGGCGCAGGAAAGCCTGGCCATGCTCGGCGTCACCGTCGAGCAGCTGGCCGACCTCACGCCCGAGGCGCAATTCAAGCTGCTCGCGGATCGCCTCTCGCAAGTCGAAGACCCGACGCTCAAGGCGGCGCTGGCGATGCGGCTGTTCGGCAAGAGCGGGCAGAAACTCATTCCGCTGCTCTCGGCTGGCGCGAAGGGGATCGAAGAGCTGCAGGCGGAGGCCCGGCGGCTCGGCCTGTCGGTCAGCACCCAGGACGCCCAGGCGGCCGCCGATTACGCCGACGCCTGGAATCGTCTGACCCGCACGCTCAAGGCGGCGGCATTCGCCATCGGCGCGGCGCTGGCGCCGATGTTGACGAAATTGATGGGCTACGTAACCCGCCTTGTGGTCAACGTCATCAACTGGATCAAACAGAACAAAGCCCTGGTCGTCACCGTGTTCAAGATCGCCGTCGCGGTGATTGCGGCAGGCGTGGCCCTGATCATTCTGGGCGGCATCATCTCGGGTGTCGGCATGGTCATCGGCGCGGTGGTCACGATCATCGGCGCGATTGGCGCGGCCATCGGCGTCTTGGGCCAGGTCATCGCAGCGTTGTTGACGCCTATTGGACTCGTGAGCATCGCGGTGGTCGCGCTCGGCGCGTACCTCTTATATGCGTCGGGCCTCGGCGGCAAGGCGCTGGCCTGGCTCGGCGAGCAGTTCGAAGTGCTCAAAAAAGACGCCTTGGCGTCGTGGCAGGGGATCAGCGACGCCTTGGCCGCGGGCGACTTGGCGCTGGCGGCGAAGATTGTCTGGCTGGCGCTGAAGATGGAATGGCAGCGGGGGATTCACTTCCTCAACGGGCTGTGGATCGGGGCCAAGGAGTTTTTTATGGCGCTCTGGACCGACGCCGTGTTCGGCATCGCCAAGATTCTCAACAACGGCTGGGCCGCCATCGAAGTCGGCTGGAGCGAAACGGTCGGGTTCTTGGCCGACGCCTGGAGCATCTTCACCAACCTGCTCACCAAAACGTGGCACAACACGATCGGCTTCATCAAGAAAGCCTGGGTGCGGCTCAAGGCCCTGTTCAGCGAGGACGTGGACGTCGACGCCGAAGTGAACCGGATCAACCAGGAGACCGCGGCCGCCACCGGCGCTGCCGACAACAAGATGCTCGAGGCCGTCGGCCAGCGGGATCGTGAGCGGACAGCGCGTCAGCAGCAGATCGAGCAGGATCGGGCCGGCACGGAAGGGGAGTTGGGGAACATGCAGGCTGCAGCGCATGCGCGGCGGCAACAGCAGTTCGCCGGCGACCTGGCCAAGACGGAAGGCGAGCTGGCAGGCGCGCGCAAAGAGTGGCAAGACGCCATTGCGGAAGCGGCCAAAAAACGGGCCGCGGCGGGCAAAGACGGTGAAGGGGGCGAGCCGGAGTGGCTCAAAAAGGCGAAAGCCATGCTGGCTGGCGGCGCTGGCATTCTCGGCGACGAGCAGCGCAAAGTCGAAGCCAAGGGGACGTTCAACGCGCTGGCCGCGCGCGGCATCGGCGCAGACACCCTGGCCGAGCGCACCGCCCGCGCCGCCGAGCAGATCGTGATCAACACCAAAGACCTGCTTGCGCAGGCCAAGCAAGGGAAGCTCGTATTCGCCGCGTAGCACGGATGAAACATGTCCATCACCATCGACGAACGATACAACAGCCGCGAGGCGACCGAGAGCGAAGACCCCAGCACCGAGCTCTTATATGTCGTCCAGGGGACCGACGACGATCTGACGGTCAAAGGACTCGTCGCGGCCACCGCGCCGGCGTTCTACGCGGGCCTCAAACGCGATAGCTTCACGATTTCCACCGTGGGCGGCGGCGTGTGGGAATGTGCGGTGCGCTACGTGAAGCTCGAAGACGAGTCGCAGTTCACGTTCGACACCGGCGGCGGCAACCAGCACATCAGCCAGAGCATGGTGACGGTCGGGCGCTACGCCGCCCCCGGCGAGATCGCCCCGGACTTCCAAGGCGCAATCGGCGTCAACCAGGATCAGATCGAGGGGACGGATATCACGGTCCCGGTCTATAACTTCACCGAGACGCACCAGATCGACGATGCGCTGGTCACCGGCGATTACAAGGCGGCCCTCTTCTTTCTGACCGGCAAGGTGAACGACGCGCCGTTCAAAGGGTTCGCCCGCGGCGAAGTGTTGTTTTTGGGTGCGAGCGGCGCGAAACGCGGCTTTGACGATTGGGAGATCACCTATCGCTTCGCGGCCAGTCCCAACGTGGTCAACCTGCACCTGGGGAACATCGTGGTCGCCAGCAAAGAGGGCTGGCATTACCTCTGGATTCGGTTCGCCGACGATGAAGACAACGTGGCCAAGGTGCTGATCAAGAAGCCGATCACGGCTTACGTCGAGCAGGTCTATGAGTATGGTGATTTTTCCGGCCTGGGGATCGGAACCTAATGGGCGACCGCTTCAAGAAGACGCAGACCGGTCAGCCGCTGGAGGTTTCCTCCGAGGTGTGGAACGCCTTCTTGGACGCGGTCCGCGCTCAAAAGGGGAAGAAGCACGACGAGCTCGCCGACGCGCTCGACCAGATTCGCCAGGCCGACAT